ACGCCATCATCTCTCTTAGGTTTTTATTCAACTCTAAGTCCGGAAACGCTTTATCAAGCAGTGCAATTGCAGAGGAAACAAATGGCAGCCCTAGAGTGCCTGCAGCCAACAGCTGAGTCCCAAGCATTTGAACGGCTGCTTTCCGAGCTGAATGAATTTCGTGGGGTTTCAATCCGTTTGGACGGAAAGACCCTCGTTGCAGATATCTCACAATTTGAAACGTCGTTCCCCAGACGTAACTTTGTAGCGAGGTCCCGAGCATCGCGACTGATCTGGGAAAAGCTCCTCGACCTGAAAAAGCTCCGACCGGACGTTGAGCTCGGCCCCCTCCGAAGTTTACTGCTCGATTGAACTCGTAGGCCTTCGCCTTCGCCTCTTCGTAGTTCAACCCTTGCTCACGATAATAATCAAATGAAGCAAGCAACGCTGTTCTCGAGTTCAGCCGCTCTCCCTGCTGAAACACCCACATCGACGCGGTGGAGTATCCTCCCGCTGCTGTTGCCAAATGCTGTCCGAGAGACTGCGTCTTGTTCTTCATCATCGCACGTTTGTAGTTCGTGGCGATAGACTCCTGAGCGGCAATATCATCATCGTATTTCCCGATGCCGACTTCACCATCATGAACCGCATCGTTTTGGAAACGCTGATGTTCTTCAGTCGCCCATTCCTTGCCCTTGAGAAAGCGGCCATTCGTCTCCCCAAACGCCCGGAGGATTCTCTTGTAAGAATCCAGAGGCTTTCCTGACATGGCAGTCAGCTCGGCAACATGTGTCACAAACGGCTGTGACGCGTTAATCATGGCAGTCGCCATATTAAACCCAAGGAACCAGACAGACACCGCCTTGCGCATACCCTGAGCAAGCATCGGGTCTGGATGAAGGAGGTTATCAAAATGCGTCTTCAGATCTTTCCGTAACTGCTCATTACCCGCAAGTTCCGGGTCACGCAAGTAGGTCCTTGCCTGAGCGCGGAGAAGCGCACGGCTCCAATAGTTACTCTGCCGTTGGGCGTAACTAATATGATTCCACAACCAAGGAATCTGATCAGCCCCTTGGGACAAAAGCCTCGCGGGAGGAGTCACGCCCTGAAGTCCCTGTTCGGCGGTAGCCTCACGGAGAATCTGCGTGACCGCTGAGGTCTTCCGGAACGCATCTACGTCTTGTGGCTCAAGAACATTCCGATCCATCAGCATTTGAATCTGGTTCTCCTCAAGCTGCTGCATTCTCAAAGCCATCTCTGGCGTCATATTCGGGAAGGCAAACGGCTCGTCATCTTTTCCCTTCCACTGATCCTCGATCGAGGTTTCAGTCCCGCCTTTCTTTGCGAGGATATCCCGAGCCTCCGTGATAGAACTTGCCTGATCCAGGAATGGCTTTCCATTCTTCCGATACCGAACAAGGTAACGTTCAGTTCTCTGCGCCGTGGCCCACGCAGGGTTCGCGTTGAAGTGATCTTTCATCGCAAGAATCTTCTGGGCCTCCCCTTCTTGGAACTTGAGCAGAGTCATGAATGCGTCTGGCTGCATCCGCTGTTGGACAGAGGCAATTTGACTCTGGGCGAATACTGCACGGTCAGGGCGTTGAGCATCAATAAGAGCCTTGAGCAAGGTATCGGACAAAGCTAGGTTCTCCCTGACTTTCATTCCCGTTTCTCCAGCAACGCCCGCCCCGTGGATTGCGGAAATCTCCATCATCTTCTCGATGGTCATCGCATGAAGCGCTTGAATACTCCGTGATTGCTTAGCCACCACGTCATGAACAGCGAGGCGCTCTTCCGGAGTCAATTTGCTCAACACCTTTGCAACTTCCGGATGTGACTCCGTAAGCATCACCACCTTATCTTTCCCTTCTTTATTGCTCCAATAAATCCACTTATTAGCAGCGTCAAGAAGTTTCGGATTAGAAAAAACCTTCTGCGAAATCTTGACACTTTCATGAGTAGGATCAGGATTGATTGATTGACCGGATGCGTCCACACCGAATGCCTTGACCGCCTCGTTGAACATCTTCCTCGCGTTCGGTCCGAGCTGGAATCCCTTGGAGATAATCTCCGCGGCCTCTGGAATACGCCGAGCGAGTTGTCCCATCGGTTCCAAAAATCGAGCAATCCAAGACCCCGTAGAGTTAATTCCCTCTTTCACATCTCCGACGATGTAATCGAATTCCTTCGGGGCCTTTGCTACGCGCCCGACGAAACCTCCAGGCTCCACGGCAGACAAGTTCGACAGGGCCTCCGCCATTTCAGTCTGATACGTCTCCGCCTCAAGCATCTTGTTGATCGCTTTGAGCGTAGACCTCACCGGTCCACGGAGTTTACTCGGATCTTGAATGTTAACCAACCCTTTGTTCTTTTCTTTCGTCGCAGCCTCAAGGAAATCAAGCACATCCTTATGGTCACGGAGTTTCGTGAAGATATACTTCGACGCGGCAGGAGTAAGCACGGCGAGCGTATCAGTCAAATCCACGTCGAAGGACAGGGCGTGTTCAATGAGCGAATCCATACCCAACACATCAGGGTTAACCTTGGACTCCGTCAGAACCATGTTGAGGAACGCCTTATCCTCCCCTTCAAGCTCTTCCTTAAACCGAGCCATGGAGCGCTGGAGCTTCTGGTTACCGTCGCCCTGTGACATACCCAGGGACGTAATGATATTCTCTTTCGAGAGGCCCTCCGCACTTTCATTCACCAAACCGAGACCACGTGCCGTCTGAATCTTCCCATACTTCTCTGGCATACCCTTACCTTTGAAGTAGGACTCCCCAAACTTTTGAACCGACGCCAGATACTCCCCATTCTGCATCAGCTGATACGAAGTATTCATGAACTGCTCGAAGGCAGTTTCGCTCATGCCTTCGCCCAGGTTCAAAAGCTCTCGAACCCAATTCGTGAACATCTGGAAGCCAGTCTTCTTCGTGGCCTTGCCTTTCTGATTCTGCATGTAGCTCCGGAAGTGCTTGGAGGAAAACCCCTGAGCGAGGAACTCATCGTTGTTAATAAGACCGTAGAGAATCTGGCGAGCCGCGGAACTCGGCGCAAGTTCTTCCCACACCTTTCCGGTCGTATCTTCCAGATTCCGATTGAACCAGTCAGATTCCACCGCCTTGTCATACAGGCGTTTCAAATCCGACGGCAGAGCCTTGATCAAGGAATTCCGCAAGGTATCCAACCTCGTAATCATCTTTGGATCAATTGAGGCTTCACCTAATTGCTGAAGCGTAAGCCCATGAATCAACTCATGGAGAACCACATTCTCTTGTTCCCAAGAAGCAGATTTAAGAAACCCAGGTTCCAAATCAATCCGCACACGGTTACCTGCTTCACGAATAGCGAAACTCGCAGGGCCGTTAGTAACAGCAGAAGTAACTAGGCGAAGTGCCTCTGGGAAGTTCTTCTTCAAATCCGCCGCGAGCGCACGTGTAGGCGCGTCGATCGAGGACTCGAGGAATGCAATCAGAGTATGACCGTCACCGGTTACCTTCCTCGTCACGTCTGCCTCGATCGAATCATTCGGCGCGTGTGGCTGGAATTTGTATTTCGGAGCCATTGCTTTGTCTCCAAGGGTAAAACCACCTTGCGCGGAACGATTGGAGATTGCCTTGGTCAAGTCGTAGGAGGTTCCGGTGACTGAGGACTTCGGCGTGCCGTCGGGGTTACGGAAGACAGGGGAACCGACAACCTCACCAAGATTCTGCATTGCTGGATTGGATTGCACTACCCACTGATCAGGATTACGTTGCTGTAACCGTAGGCGTTCTCCTGCTTCTTGTGAAGCAGCTGTCCACACCTGCCCAGTTCCTTGATGCACGACTTCAAAGGGAGCGCTTGCAGTTATTCCTGCTGGTTTTTCTTTTACTGCATTCTTATGAACCCCCATCTCCACCTTCTCCCCTTTATCCCCTGTCAAGCTCCGCATTGCGGACTGAAGCGTGGTGTCATAGTGAAGGCGCATACCGCCTTCTTGATCAGGGCGTTTCTGCGTGGCAGCAACTTCTCTTGCGTGTTCTTCGCTCGTAATACGTCCTTCAGCTAAGAGCGCGTCTAGTGCGGCGCGCCCTTCTGTATTCTGGGCAACGTGTTTATCATGCATCTCCGTCATCATCGCCGTTTCCCCATCGGAGACGACCATTTTAGTCACCCCGCGTTTCTGCGCTTCGGCGATCGCGGCTTTGAGAACGAGGACGTGCTGGTGCGGGAGGAGGGGGTGGTCATCATGAGCGGGGCCAAAGTCTTTTATCCGAGTTTCTCTGTAACTCTTTACTCGTGTATCATAGAAGTCCTTAGCAGCTTGCTCGTATCCAGATTCATCGGAATGAAAAATCTTTGTAATTCCCGGCGCCTTGACTATAATACCTTTTCCGCCTTCATTATCAAAAGGTTTAAGTTCAAAATCCTCTGCAATTTCCTTCTCCGTTGTTTTCTTGACATCCGCATTTCTCGCCTGAACGCTCTGCCCCCATCGACTCTGCTGCTCTCCCACAAACATAACTGTCTGGCCGTCCGGTCCCGGCACGAACTGAACCATTGCCCAGCCGAGAGTGTTCGGGAGGTTTTCATGAAGCCCGTCAGCAGTCCACAAGTCACCAGTCAACTCAGTCGAACTATCAACAGAGTCCCAACCTTTTGCTTTACTCTTCTTCTCCTTCTGCGGCAACACCACATCAATCCTCACCACCGGATACTTTTTCGTGTCGAACGGAGAGATTGAGAAGTAATAGGAGGTTGCACGAGGGGAGGAGTCGGGAGGTTCGGATTTAACCTTTTTTTGAAGTGCAAGATATTGCTCCACCTTAGCCCAATCCTCAGGGATATAATCCGCTCCTTTCTCAAATACTCGTTTAACATCTTCTGCGCGTTTTGTTTTATTCCCAATATCGTAAATACCGTTTCGTTGCCACATCGGAAGTGTTTCATACCAATCATGCGTCATCTGATCCAATTCTTTCTTCGCCTCACTAACCTTCCCCTCCATCCCATACTCATGACTCTCAATCACAACAGGATTGTCCCTCAGAACCTTCTGCAACGTCTTGATATTAACATTCCCCTTGCCATCGAAAGCTCCACCGCCGACCGCCGTATCCAACGCCTGCATCATTTCAAGTTCAACGTCCTGAAGTGGCTTACCCCGTCCGCCAATACTTTTCAACGCAGCTACGCTCATATCCCCTGACTTCCGAATCGTATGCTTCCCGTCGAGCTTACCCGTCGCTTCATCATACTCCGCCAAACCCCAGACGAATCCGCCGCCCGCGGAAATATGAGTCCCGTCCTTTTCCCTCGGAGCCATAGCAACCCGTGGCGGTAAAGCAGGGCGATCGTTCTGAGTCAAAAGCCCCCGAATTCCTTGTGCCCATTTAATCGCATGAGGAGCTTTGATGAACTCATCAGCAATATCCTTCGCATCAGCCATGTCTTCCGCGAGACCAGTATCGAACGCCGCTTGAACCACGGCTTCCTTACGGAACGCGGTTTCCCCAGTCATAATGAGATGCTTGAACAGCTTGGCGTCGTCGATATGTGGAGTTCCAGCAGTAAGCTCCAGAGTCTTAATCGCCATGACCTGAATGAACGCGGCGTCCTCTGCTTCCAAAGGCTTGAACGTGTGATTGAGGATCGGCGCCTCGATCACGCTCTTGTCCTTCTTAAGCCCTTTCCCCGATTGAAGTACGTCACCCTCCTTCCACGCGGCCATACGCGCAGCGGTCAACTGGCCTTTCTCCTCAAGCTCCTTCGCCTTCTGCCAGAAGAGGCCGGAGGTAGCCACATCAGAACGGCGACCAGAGCTCTCCGAAAGGGACTCATAAACCTGAAGGACTTCACGCGCGACCTGATCATCTTGCCCGCCTTGAGCCTTCGGCAAAGCACGAGTGCGGAGCGAAGCCTCGTATTCCATCTCACCCTGAACCTCGATCAACCGATCTGCCTTAGCCGCTTGTTCCGCGAGTTGAAGAGTCTTCGTCTCGTCGATCAGGGCCTTGACATTCATCTTCTTCGCGCCCTTGATAAGTGCAGCGAGATCGATCTCAGGATACCCTGCTACGCTCCGAATCATGTTCGTCCGAGCAAGGAGATCAAGAGTCTCTCCATAAGAAGTCGCCGTAGAGGCCTCAATCAGCAAGCTATCAAGCTCCTTCAGATTCTTTGAATGCTGTTCCAAATCCAGAGTCAATGTCTGAATCGGCAACTCCGGCGTTACTTCCCCGGTGACCGGATCTTTCTTCTCCAGAGGCCGGTTCTCGACCTTGGTGAATTTATTCCTTGGTAGGAGGAAGGTAGGGTCCGACGCGTCACGATTGACAGCGGGATCTTGATATCCTGCAGGGAATCGGATTCGGTCACCGGGAAGAATTGGAGTGCCGTCGGCGTAAGTAAGGCCGGCATTGGCAGGGTTATCAGATACGGTAATCGTATGATACCCACGGCCATTTGGCTGATCACGGAAGAAAGGGTCTTCACCGATGATCTGAACCTTGGCCGCGGTAAGCGGGTCAGAGCTTGTAGTTCCTAATCCGACGCCACCCGTCCGATCAACCAATCCCACAATCTCCTGATCCTCACGTTCCTGAATCCTCCGAAGCTCCTCGATCTTATCCGGAGCCGGATCATTCTTAATCTCCTCCCGGCGCTTGCTGAGATTCGAAAGCGTCTCCAACACGCGGGTCTGGACTTCTTCCGTTTCCGCTCGCATCTCCGGAGTAAGCACAGGAACCCGCTCAATTTCTGTTTGCGCGTCGAATGCTTCCTTAATCCGCTTAAGCGTAAGACCTTTCTCCGTCTGACGGATTGCCGCGTCATAATAATCTGCTTGAGCCTGTGGGCTCTTGACAAGACCTGACGACCGTCCGGCAAAGTCAATCGCGGAGAACGGAAGTTGACCCAGGGTCATTCCAAGGAGAGACTCCGGCGACAGCGGATTATGCAACGGCTGACCAGTAAGAATATCCTGGCCAAAGCCTGCGACTTCACCAAGGGCAGAAGCTGCCACGTTACCTCCAGTAAGGGCTGCCAAACCTTGAGTCATAGTCTTCGGGAAGTATTTGCTAAAAGAATCAACTGCGACAGGCAAGTTATTCTTGAAACTAGTCGCAATAGGGCCAGCAACCAACCGTCCTCCCATTGCTTTCAGAATCGCTTGCTCAGTCGTATTCGCCAAACCGGGCATTGCCGCGTTCGTCAAACCCATCAATACACCAGCAGCAGGAGAGCCCGTTTGAGTATACGTATCCATGCCAGAGAGCAGCGCCGTGCCTCCAAGCCTCGCAGCCCCCGCGATAGGGCCAACCCCCGGAATCAACATCGGAAGGAAGTTGAGACCCATGCGGGGCAATGTTGCTCCGATTTCTGCCCCTGCTTCTCCCATGCCTACCGCGGCTCCGAACGATCGACCGAATTCCGTGGAACCGGAAACCAATCCCGGAATAGCTTCCAAGCCCCGGTCAATACCAACAGATGCCCGTTTGAGGATATTATCCCTCAAGCCCTCTGCGTAGATATCACTTCCAGAAGCCTGATTCATCTGCTGCGACCATTCAGGCAACGACTGGGTAGTTGCGCCTGCGTCAGCGAGCAGATCGTAGAGGTCTTTAACCTCGCGGTAGGAGAATGCCATAGGTTAGTTTTAGCCCGAATTGGGGACTAACGCAGCCCCGCCATTGCGTTACCCTTAGCTTTACCCTTGGCCTTTGCCGCGAACGGAGCCCACGCTGCTTGAGCCTGAGGTACAGTAGGCCCAGTCCCAACATGCTGCCAAAATTGCTGAAGTCCGCCGGGCGCTGCCATTGCAGTATTCTGTGCTCCGATCAAATCCATCCAAGCGCCAGCAGCTGGCGTTCCAGTAGCAGGGCGCGGAGGTGCGTCAGGAAGTTTCATCTTATACCCTTGGGATTCCATCGACTGCCACGGAGAAGGCGACGCAGCGATTGCTCCCGCGACGCGATCTTGAGGAACCATTGGAGTCCGCGCGGAAGCAAGCGCGCGCTGATCATTGAAGGCCCCGAGTTTTTCTGCGTCGACGCCAGGAAGTGCTCCGAGCATGCCCCATTGATTCATCGCGCTGCCACCTTGCGAGGCGAGACGAGCCTCAGGAGACATGTCGCTCGCCTGATTCTGGAAGTAGCCGGAGTTAAACGGGTTGTTCTCATTCTTCATGTAGCTCGGCGCTTGCGAGCCTTGATACGCGAGGCGCTGTTGTTCACCGGCAGAAGGAGTATTGAGTTCCTTAATTATACCAGCCATGTCTGGCATTTGCTGATTGTTTCCACCGAACATTTTTGCGAGTAGTGCGAGAGTTTCAGGAGGCATAAGAATTAGTAGTTAGGGGCGAGAACGCCGGTTGCTTTAAGTGCTTCAGTTACAGTTGATACACGAGGAATTTCTCCGGGGATACCAAACATACCACCGAGAAAGTTAAGTGCAGGAGCGAGGCCGTAGTTATACGCTTGCGCCGGAGCGTCAAGAATACCGTAGCCCATGTGTCCAAGAAGATTGCCAGTCGCTGCTCCGAGGTTCTTTGGAGCAGAACCCACAGGCACAGCTCCCGGAGCCGCAGTTCCGCCAACTGGCACTTGAGCGTTCTGGCTATCCAGCCAAGACTGAAGAACTGCAAGGTTCTCAGGCGTCCGAAGTCGAGGCTCCATTGCCCATTGACCATCAAGAGCTTTCTGCGCTTGCTGTGGCTTGTCTTTAAACTGGGAATAAATTGGGCCGAGGACAGATTGAAGTTGCTTCACTTCATTCGCAACAATTGAATCGCGTCCTGCTTGGAATGCCGCGTCCGCGCCCGGAACACCCATCTTCGCTGCCGTATCAAGATACCGTTGCGTTGTCATTTCGGGCATCCCCGGAAGCTGCATGAGCACAGCGCGGGAGCCCGCAAGTTTCTCCTGCTCCGCACGGGCAGCAATCTCCTTCTCGAGAAGAGCCATACGAGCTGCCTCTGCCCGTTGTGCAAGCTCGTTTTGCTGCGCGAGTTCCGCCTGGCGCCAAGTGTTTTGAACTGCAAGTTGTGCCGCCTGATTTCCTTGCGTAATTCCAAGTTCCATTGCGCGTTGGGCTTCTGCCGCTTTCGCCAAATCCGCTTGCTGCTGCCGTTGAGCTTGAGTCTCCTTCAACATATCAGCGCGATACGTTTGGTCTCCTTGGCGATTTGCCTGCTGTTCCCCAAGCACTGCTTTCTGATGCTCGGCTTGCTGCATCAGACCGAGAAGCGTCATTGCTGCTTGCTTGTTCTGTCCTTGAGCCTCAAGCCCAGGACGTTGCATGGAAGAAAAGAGTTGAGCCAACGCAGCAAGCTGCGCGACTTTGTTATCTCCGCCCCGTTCAGGGCGTTGCTGTGGATATCTCGGATTGGCCATATTGTTTTAAGTGTTCTTCTGGAGTTTTTGATTGACAAGTAGTGCAGTCCTTCTTACGGACACGCACGGGAAAGGTTTTTGGCGATTCACCTTCGTGTTCCCACTTTTGAGTTTCTTTATTGAACCATTTCATGTGCTTATCGACAACGTACCAGCGTTGTAAAAGTCCACGCTTCCAACTCCGGGGCTTGAACCCCCAATCACCATGTCGGCGTAATTATATCCAAGCGTTGCGCCGCTGCCGAAGCTGTTAAATGTAGCGGGGTCTGTTCCAATACAACGCGCTGCGGGAGATAGCCAATATTCGTAGGTATCACCGAACGAAACGTATGTTCCTAGTAAAACTGGAGTTCCCGTCCAATGAGCACCATCCCAAATACATTCATAGGTTCCATTTGGACTCACAATCTCCGTGTAGTCTGGGTCGCCGCTATCAGTGAACCCCGAATAGGTCATAAATAGTGAAGAGGCTTGGTAGGGCGAGCACGTATCGCAGGGGCAATACGCACAGTCCACAACGTCGCCACTTCCATCTAACGCTATATCCGTGCTACCAGTTTTTTGCCAGATAGCCATTAGCAAGCAGAAGGAACGTCCCAATATGGGATTTTAGTGGTCTTATCCATACGGAGCACAGGATCTCTAGCAGGAGAAGACGCAGGTGAAAAAATAACCCAATTAGAACCATCGTGATAAAGCATATCTCCGAGGGCTCCGGTAGGTAATTCATTCCCACCCCCCATGCTGGCACTACTTTTCGAAGCCCCAGTTTGATTCAACATACCACCCGCAGGCTCAACTTTGCTCTGTTTGCCCTCAGCCCCAGGATAGAATGAATTCCGTGGAACCACATTCGTCATCTGGCGCGCTTGACCCATTTGTCTCGCAAATCCTTGCAGCCCCGCTCTCGCCATTTGACGAACATCTGACCGAGACATTCCGGTCATGTCCATGACTGTGCGCTCTGCTCTGATTTTTGCAGCGTGCTCTTTTTGCTTTGCGGCGTATTCGTTACCCATATTACCAAGTAAAATCAAACACTACGGCTTCGACGAGGTTTCTTCCGAACGCATCTTCTGGTTGCGGAGTGAAACGATAAAGATAATTCCCAGCCCCCGGCCACGCAGTCTCTCCGACGGAGGCAGCTACGGTAGTCGGAGAGATACTTCCATTTGCAACTGCATTAACTGCCCCGCCTCCATTTCCATTCAGGTAAGACCAACCGGTTACCCCATAAGTCCCAGTCGCGGTCTTTGTGATAGTACCGCTGGCTGTTAATGAATTAAACGCGGCATGAATTGCCATAGGCAATTGCACAGGATCAATCGATGGTTCGACTCGTTGACCGTCACCAGCCCCATCTGTCTTGGTAATGCAGCTTCCAGAGCCCATCGAAACACTCGCCCCAAAGCTCGCTCGGCTATTTGCTTGCACACGTTCTCCGCGAAGAATCATGGAGATCGAATCTTCAATAAAGCTTGGCCAGGAGTTGACAGTGATTGCTCCTCCTCCCAACTTAGCCACAATCTTGGCCTTTACATTAGCTTCCGTAACGTTTTCCAAGTAAAAGTAAAACAGCTTCACCTTCCGATTCTGTCCATTAAAAGGAGTAAGTTTATACTTCAACTTTGGGATGCAATAAGCTGAGGCCTCTGCATTTGCTGCTGGAGAGATACCCATGCTAAATGGAGTGCTCGCAAAAATAATGGTGACAGTCTCGCTCGCGTTAGAATTGCCGCCGCCTGTCTCATAAATCACTTCGAGGTCTGTAAGCACAGGGGGCACTCCTTGAATGTCCATCGTCCCCTCCATCATGAGGGTCTCTGCATCGAGCAGGGCTTGAATCGCGGCAGAGTTAAAAGTCTTAACCTCCCACGAGCCCTCGTCGTTCGGCGTGATTTCCACGTTCGACGTGCCGAGCAAAGGCGACGCAGTTTCCTCGTCTGCCATCTGCTTCGTGAAACGCAGAGGCAATCGGCGAATGCCGTAAAGGAGCTGACCAAAGAGTGAACGTCCGTTAGACATTAGCGATTGTGCCTCCGAAAGAGTTCATACTGGTTAGCGTCCCAGTCGATAAGTGTCTGAAGCCCTTCCGCGGCTAGGGCCTGAGGCGGAGGAAGATTGCCTTCTGTCCGAGGAACAAAGACTTTCCACTTGTGATTGAGATGAACGATGGAAGCCCAGAGGATATACGCTGCTCCTTTGGTTGTCCAAGTGTCAGAAGTTGAAATCGTCGGGGCATTGGCAACTACCGTGATAACTCCAGTGAACGTCCCGCCTCCGGTAAACGTCAGCCCCGCAGGAGATTGATTGGTGGAAGTAGACGTGTGATAATTTGCCAGCGTCTGGCCCAAGTCCGACGCCACAGTCAACTTCCATGCCGTGCCGGAATGCCAAAGGAGGTAAGTAGCTAACGTCCCTACTCGATGAAAAATTGGATGCGAGTTATAATCGCCAAAAGGAGTATAATCGCCATTGACATCTGTCACGCCAATCCCCCCGTCCACAGTTACTGTTCCCGACTGACTTGTCCAGTCAGCCTGAAACGAATAAACCTCCATCCACAGATCGAAATTCGTTGAGAGCGAATCAGTCTCCTTTGGCCAACGAGAAATCGCTGTGCCAGAAAAGGTAAATCTCGATTGCCCCATCACTCCCCGCCGAAGTTGATTGTCCGTCGGATACCGGGGTGTCGCCCCACGTGTCTCACCCCGAAGCCGCTCAAGCGACTCTGCCGCCGTTGTCCAAATAACCGGCGCCAAATTCCCATTGGTGTCGAGCAATCCTGCTTCGATCACTGTCTTCACTGCCACAGACACTGCACTTGCATCAACTGCATTACTCAGGTCTCCTCCTGTGCTACCGTTTACCGTAACTTTTACAAGCTTCCGGCTGAACTCGAAGTCGTTATTCATTTCAGCGCTCTTTCGAACCTGATTGGCGGCCAATAGAAACATATCCAAGCCGTTGACTGTGAAGTCGGCCAGGGCAATCCCTAGATAGTTCGCCGCGAGTTGTTTGATTTCGAGTAAGGTAGACACAGGAGGAGATGAGTAAGGAACTTCCTTAGAAGTCCCGGCCTTGCTTGCCGAGCTTCATACTCTTGATGCCGGACGCGCCGCCCTGATACTGTTTGAGCTCGTTGTTCGAGTTCACGTTGTCTGGGTGCTCACGCGCCACGGGATCGAGGAGCTTGTTCTGGTCAGTTTTGCTCCCGCCGCGACCGAAGTCACGATTGGAAACGCCTTTTTGATACGGGTTTGTTGCCATATACTTAGTTGGTTTGGTTTGTGGTTTAGACGGCAGGGGCCGTCGCTTGCAGGAACGGGATACCCGTTACAGTGATGTATGCCGCGTTGGAGGTGACATCGACAGGAGCAGGCGCGGCAGCTCCATCGAAGAGGACGATCGTATTCGTGACGGGATCAACCGCCGCGGGATAGCCCTTGTTGTTTTCATCGTCGAACAGATTCGAGCACTCCAAGAGCTTCGAAAAGCCCAAGGCCGTAGCCCCAATCGTGTTCGATTGCCCGCCCTGGCCCGTGAGGGTCAGTTTGAGCGACCGCTTGAGCAAGCTGTTCGCAGGGTAGCCAAACTGGTGCTCAGCGAGGGACAAACCCCCATTGGCAACAGTCGGATACAGAGCGACAGCCGCAGTAGTAAGAGCCGCCATACCTTACTTGGTGATACCGCCGAGGTTCTCAACGTACATAAACGCTTCAGGGAACCGGATTTCCAGCCCGCCCTCGGTCAGGAACTGATCCTTCCGCTTGTCCGCGTCGTTCTCCTGAATCATCTTCTGGACGTCGGTATCCGAGTCCGTCAGAGGGCGCCAGAACATACACGCCATGTCGAGACAGAAGGCCGAGTTCCGCATGAACGTCATGTTCGGATCGTTAAAGAGCGGGTGAACCTTGAAGTAGGCGCAGCCCGCATCCGTTTCGACCTTGTTGAAGAGCATGTTGAAGCCCTCGTAACCTTCATCCCGCATCGAGGTGACCTGAATCTTACCACGATAGTAGGAAGAAACCTTGTTGTAGAAGCCGGAACCGCAGACCCACAGCTTGCTGTAGTCCGAGGTCATGGTCTTCTCAAACGAGCGGGAATCGATTTCGTCCCAATCGGCGCCGGAGATCGTCGAACCGCCGAGCTTGATCACACGCTTGCGCGTGTAAGTCCGCCAGTCAGTCTGGGACTGAATGTTGGTCAGGCCGTAGTCGGCACCGACTTCATAGTTATCGAGGAACCAGCGGATGCCACCGGACATACGCTTGGAAACGATCTTCCCGGTAGACGGATCGGCGACGGTAGTCTTACCCCGGCGACCGAAGAACGCATTCCACTCGAGACCGGCAAGATGGTCGATGCCGTTGGTCTTGAATGCGTCGGCGTAGGCACCAGTCTTGTCATACTTGAGCGGCTCCTTCATCGCAGTACGAGTCAGCTCGAAAGCCGTCTTGTGAATCTGCGTGTAGTTCGTGATCTCGTATGGGAACTGAATGCGACCGCTCTGCGAGCGAGCACCTTCGGCAAAGGCCGAACCTGCAGAGACAACGAACTTACCTTCGTTCGCGTCCGACGAGTTGAGCACCGTGGAATACAGGGCTTCCGTGACGCGGAACTCGATGTAATCGGCACCGTCGGTGTTGACCGTGGACACGACGCCGGTGAGATCACCGGTGCCAGACGTCAGGTCGAGGCCGAAGACCACGATGTTCTGTTCCACTTGGAATTCAGACGCATCGGTGACATACATACGGAGGATCTGACCTTCCGTAGTCGTGACAGGAGTGCCTGCCGTGGTGGTAGTTCCAGCGAGATAGAACACGACGGTGGCCGTTGGGCCTCCCGCTGTGGTCGTCTGGATACCCATGTAGCGTTTCTCTTCCCACTTGAATTCGGGATGAGGCGTGGAGTCCACTTCCGCGAGGGAAAGCAAACCGGTGACAGGCGCTGGGCCGTTCGGGTAATCATAGAAGATACGCCGACGGTTATTCTGCGACCAGTAGTCGTCAATTGTTTCAGATGATACGAGACCGAGCATGTTTTTGTTTTGTTGGATGTGGACGACGCAGCGCTGTCACCGATAGAGAACTACCGCTTGGGAGCTCTCACGGGGCCGAGAATCTGCGCAGCGATCGGCTTGGAAGCCTGATTGCCACGCGAAGCCCCGGCTCCGCCACCTCCACCGCTGCCGGTGGAAGAGGAAGGGATACCATTGCCTTGCCGTCCTTGGTTTGCGGGAGCACTTGCCCCCAGAGTGAATTCGGGGTAGGTTGATTTGATCACCGTCTCGACCCCGGAGGCGAGTGCGGCGAAAGCTTGGGCTTCGTTTAAGCCCTGAAATTTGTTCTGGGCCGCGAGCTGCTGAGCGACCGCGGCGATCATTGGCTTCAGCTCGGGTTTGGCCAAAACAGGATACGTGGTATGAAAGCGAGATTCACGTTCGGCTTCTTCGCGCTGAGTCAGCATTTGCTGAACGGGTTGGAACTTACCGTTCCAGGATTCGTTTTGCTGTTCAAGAAGAGCCTTGGCGATGGTCACGAACTGGCCCATCATGCCGTCACGCATTTTGAGGATCGCCGCTTTCTGGGTTTCCGCGTTGCCGAATTCCTGGAGGAAGGTGTCATCTGGCTCCCAGAAATTGAGATTCTTACGAGCAGCGGCAAGCTCGGCCTCGGTGGGAGGCGCTTTGGGCTGCGCGCTGTCGCGTTGCTTAAACTGCTCAGCGATGACCGAGCCGAATTCCTTGGCGAAGGCCGAGGCGTCGATGGTCGGAGCGGGTGGGGGCGTATTCGCAGGGGGTGTATTACCTCCGCCGCTGGTATCGTTATCGCCGGATGGTGGCGGCGTTGTATCTCCGCTGCCGGAGAAAGAGTCGTCTTCGCCTTCAAAGAAGATGGGGAATTTACGTAGTTTCATGATTCAGTTTGATTGCGTTGCGTTTGGTTTTCCTCATCCAGCATAGCCTGAATGCGGCTCTCGAGGGTAGCAACTGTGTCCTCGAAAATGGTGACGTTAGACTTAAGAACACGACGCTGTCCTTTAAGTGTGGCGAAAGTAAATGCGTTTGTCTCGTTCTCGATTTCATCATCGAGGATACGCTCTTCGATGAAGTCAAGATCACGCTTGGTGTTCTCGACGAAGATGAGGTGTACCTTGGAAGAGATGAAATACTTGAGCTCGAGAACAAGGGCCTCAAGCCGTTTGCGGTTTTCTACGCTCATTGAGGGGGAAGGGTAGAACCAGCAGGAGCAGGAGGCTGCATCATTTGCATCATTGGAATTTTCGGTTGCCCGGTGACAGGATCAATGTCATACTGAAACCGTTGGACTGGAGTTCCGTCACGGAGATATTGCATTTCTCCGATAATCTTGAGCGGGTCAAGCGCCATTGTGATCTGCTGCGCCGCCATCGGATTACTCTGGAGAAGCAGACCAAGAAGCTCTTGGAGATTCTGAGCCATGAAGCCCTTTTCGGAAGAAAGAGTAGAATCGAAAGTAAAGTAATCCGCGCCGCAGATGATCTCTTCAGGCGTTCCCTTGAAGTCGGCGAAACGCTGCATGAGCGCGTTCGGATCCTTCGTTCCGCCGAGAACACGCTTGAAGGACTCGAAACCGAGGGACTGACGGGAGTTGCTCAGCATCATGCGCCCGAGGCGAGCGTAGCAGGTTTCCCAAAGGAGGTGACCGTGCATTTTCATTCGCCCAGCGGCACCCGCGGTAACTACGCGGGACTCACTCGCCGAGCGGCGACCAGAGTTATACTGACCCATTGCGTTGTCATTGACTCCGGTGACTACTTGCATGAGCTTGCCGAGGATATCCACGTCAGCCATGTGGCCCCCGGTGACGTCCTGGGCAGGAAGCTGGGATACCGCCATACGGGGGTCCATTCGACCAACGCCTCTGCGGATGAAGATATCTCCTTCACCGTCGTAGGACTTCGTCTCGACAAAGGCGGGGTTGATGATATTCCGGTTCTGGATAACTCGGCGAACAGAGGCAATGTGAGAGTTGACAAACCAAGAGATTACATCTTGGAGGCGATAGACGAGATCAGCCAAGCCAAGTGTAACCGTCTGATGCATGTCAGGTGTGAACTGCGAAAGCCCGTAGCCGAGATCTTGATGCCACTCGGCGCAAGGCTCGCAACGGATTACGCGAGAATCATTTGCAATCCAGATGGTGTAAAGAACAGGAAAAGTCTCTTCCCCAAGCGGATGCTTTTCATCGATGTTGAAATTCTTTGGAATGATCCAGCGGCGGGACTTCGTGACGATGACAGGAGCCGCATCATTCGAAGGATCGAAGTTATTCGGAGCGACAAAGGACATACGAGTGTCCGCACCGCGAGCTTTCTTGAGATCCCGGGGAAGCCCTTCGATATGATCGACACCCGCGACCTCGTTAGAGGCTTCCATTGTTCGGAGCTGCCCCATTGTGAAGTCTTCTTCGGAAGAACAGAAGTTGCCTTTGTAAAAGTCGCAAAGGGGAAAGTCCGTGTCAGGGAACCAGCGATAGGGGGAGACGGGACGGACGAGATTGCCCTCGAAGCGAGTGAAATCCTGATACCCACCAGGCCCCGCCGGACCAACGATCGGCATCCCCATGAAGTTCTGGGTCATTGGGGCCTCAGGCACGACGAATACCTTGGCCTTTTTAACCGTCCATGAGGCTTCCATGGGTGCCGTTCCGAAGCGAGCGGTATCAAGGATGTTCTGAAAGAGATTCTTCGAACCGGAGGAATAGTTCCAGTCATGCGCCATGACTCCTTCACAGTCTTTCCATTTGTTCCCGAAGTCCTCATCGCCACGTGGCGTCAGCTCGAAGAAGTTCGTATTCTGCTTGAACATCAGGAACATGAAGCTGGTGAAGGACATCACCTGAGCATACGTGTTTGGAACAATCATCTTGGTAGGCTTGTCCTGAGCCTGTTGCTTCACATCGTCCTCATCGAGATAACGCTCACCGCGGAAGACTTGATCTTGAAGGTCCCAAGTGGTATAGTTCTTGGACATTTCCCCACGGGACTTCTTGATATCTGCCATGACAAGGTCGAGCATCGCAGAATGCAGCGGCGATGGTTCCTTGGCTTGAAGTGAAGTTACGACGTCGGGAGTCATGAGAGGTAAGAGGGACGAGGGGCAAACCCACGAAGGTCTTCGCCACGGGAAATGACAATGGGCTTGGAGCGGAACTCACCGTCTTCGGTTGGCTTAATATAATCAAGGCCATTTAAGACAAGGCGATAGAGATTCTCCATCATGTGATTGTCCTTGTCCTTCGGTTCGTTCTTTTCCGTGTCATACACGTAGTGAGAGAACTCGAAGAGGGTTTGTTTGAGATTAGGGGAGAAGTAAATCGTCGGCTGGCCGTTGGCTCGGCGCTCGGCAAGGCGCTCGCGCACGCGGGAGACTCCAGTGGAAAGGTCTTTCGACGCTTTTTCAAACCAGAGTTCATACTTCATGAGCTCGTCGAGAACAGATTCTCCGGTAACCGCGCAAGGAACTACAGCAAAGGGATCAATAAGGAGATCAACGCAGTTTCTTCCGTCGATCTTTTTAGCCAAGGCTGTGGCATTAGGGTCAATGAGGGAGTCGAAATACTGCTCGTCGTAGATGAAGGCGTCTCCATTTGGCGCCGTCGCTGCAAAGAGGAGTGCCTGAGGAATTCTCTGATGAACGTCCCACGCGACGCGAATGGTATGATCGATAGGAGGCAAGTGGTAATTTTCCCATCCCTTTGGCACATCGCACAGGACGTGAAGGTCGTAGACGAACTCTCGATAGACCATTCCGGCGAATGCGAGAGGCAGGCCATAAAGGCGACAAGCTTTTTCCTCTCGTGTAAGGGTAGCTTCGAATTCCTTGACTCCGGCTTCATTCCGGTAAGGGTTGTCATAGATGGAACCGGTGATGAGGTATTTCCTCTCAAACGAAACTCCCGCGTCAGCATCTTTAACCATGCGCTGACCCGGCGGACAGAAAAGATCATTAATCCACATCTCGTCAAGTGGGGTACAAGTGAAGTAATATGCCCCATCGCGATCCATAAGGCCACGAGCAAAGGCTTTATACATCGTCTCAGGAATCGGCTCATCTACATGGATAACGTCCCAATCATCCGATTCACCCCCGGTCTTCGAGTGCTTGTAAGACTCAACTGTGTCAAAGGTGATGGTTGAAGACCCTCCGCCGAATTCCTTTGGCCGAATGATTTCGATTGATTCCACACGGTCGCCGCGACCACCATTCGTAACTTTACCGATTGCGGACTTGGGAAGAAACTTCCAGAGCTTTCCCCAGGTTTCATACGAGCCTTCTCGATTCGTAAAGACAGACTTTGCCTTATCCCAGTTCACAACTAGGATCAAAATCTTGAGCGGGCGCTGTGGAATGCCTGACGTGACATACGGATGATTGTGCCCGCCCGTATGTTTCTCGACTATGTTCCCCGCACCGTCGAGAATATCAAAGGCATGTCGATACCACAAACGCCCGCCCAAGGCCATAGCGAGGTCTTCAACAATTCCGCACTCCGATTTGCCAAAGCGATTACCCGTGCGGAGGTAACGACCCTTGGCTTTCGCCAAATGAAATTTATGCTGCTTCGCGTGAGGGCGATAGAATTCAAGACCGTTCTCTTCTTTGAGCCTTTTAAGTTCTGCCACGTCCTTGAGCTGTTGCTCAAGTTCCATGCAGCGGAGCTGGGCGAGTGCCCGAGATTCGCCAGAAGGAATAAGACCGTGGACTTGAAGAGTCATTAAACGTCAGTTCCGGGAGTGAAGGTAGTGACAGCGCCAGTCACTTCGATCGTGAACTTGCGGCCCGTAGCCGATTGGGCTTCGGTAATAAAGAGTGTAGCTGGACGATCTGCCGGGGGCAAACCGTCATAGACAGTCTTGATTCGGGAAAGGAGCTTCAGGAGAATCTGACGAATGTCTCCGGTGGTTACGTCAGCCTCAGTCGCGGTTAGCCCGGTGATTGACGCGATCGGCACGGTGATATTGGTTCCGTCTTCGGACCACGAAGCGAGCCACGCGTCAGGTGTGAGGTCTTTGGCCATGAGGAAAGGTTAGAGAAAGCGATTTGGAACGAGACCGAAGGCAAGTGCGAGGTGGGTCAGGGAAATGCCGGAGTTGACTTGGAGCTTGAGATATATGTTCGCTCGGTAGTGTTCAACGGTCTTTGAGGCGATACCGAGTTGGTCAGCGATGGCTTTGTTGGGTTGGTCGAGGGCGATTAGCTTGACGATTTCGAGTTCACGAGGAGTGAGGGAGAGGAGCGCACCTGCGACCGGCCCAGACCAGTTCATTGCACTTGTTTGTTTTGGTATTTTTGAAAGTCAACGCGGAAACCGGTGAAGCTCTGTTCGATTCCATCGAGCCGTGCGGCGTTGATTGCAGCGTTAGCGCGAAGGTCTTTGACGTCAGCTTTGATCAGGTGAAGCTCAGACTTGACGTTAGTGACTTCGTCTGTGGCAATTTTGACCGTCTCGGTCATTCGGGCAAGACGAACAGAAAGGCTTTCCATGCCAAAGGTTGACCAGACTCCGTCAGCGATTGGGGTTTGGGAAACTAAGGCGGCGAGCAACGCAACACGAAAGGTTTGTGTCCCGAAGCCTTGTTTGACGATTTCGAGAACACCGTCAGCGTTTCGTTTAGCGGTCATAAGATTAGGCAGCTATTGAAGTGGTGGGGCATGGCTAGCGTGCTACAACACCGCGCCAGTCCGCAACTGGAGGAGCGCGCTGATTTCCACGTCTTCCGGTGAACCGAGCACGATGGCCCGCTCGATCACCACGTTTGCGATTTGGCGAATCGCGGGATCGCTGTTGAGCACCGGGGTCAGTGGTGAAGCGCCGATGTTGTCGATCTTGCCGATCTGCACGCCGAGCGGCGCATTCAGCGTCACGCCTCCCGTCGCTTGCAGCGATACCTGATCCCCCGTCCGCGTGACGCGCAGCAGGACGAGGCCGGAGGGCAGCGTGCCGCCGCTCATCTTCACGAGCCCATTCAGCGTAAAGCTCGCGTAGCCCGCGACTGCCCCGATATTGAGCTTCGATTTGCGCCCGCCGAACGCCGACCAGTCGGCCCCAGCGACGTAATTGGCGACCGTGTAAATCGTGAAGTCGTCGTCGAGCACCAACGGCTCGTTGATCGCGAGGTTTTGCGTGTGGTTTTCCAGCGAGAGAAACGCGGCAAGGGCGAGGTTTGGAACGGTGGTAGGATTGATGTCGGTCATAGGGTTTGTTTGGGTTGGGTTAAATCGTGGCGATTGCGGATTTCTTCGTGCCTGCTTGGTTGATCGTCACAAAGCGGTCAGTTCCGCCAGCGATAGCGCGCCAAGTGCCGCTTTCCGGTAGCACCCCGCCCGCGAGCCACGTTGCGCCGTCCGTGGAGTAGTAAGACGCATCGCTG